TACAGGAACTCCTGAGATTACCTTCTGGAAGGTTTCCTACAGAAGACACACAAACTTCGCTATGGAGTCAATTGAGCAGACATTCTCTGGTCAAGCTGATTTCGGCAGACGCGTTACCTGCACAATCTCCAGAAATGGAGATCTTGCATACCGCACATATCTCCAGGTTACTCTTCCTGAGATTAACCAATCGATGGCTGCTTCCACTTCCACTACATCGTCCGGTGTTTACGCCAGATGGCTTGACTATGTTGGTGAGCAACTCATCTCTCAAGTTGAGGTTGAGATTGGAGGTCAGAGAATTGACCGTCAATATGGTGACTGGATGCACATCTGGAACCAGGTCACAATGAGCTCTGAGCAACAACGTGGATATTTCAAGATGATTGGAAACACCACTCAACTCACCTACATGACTGATCCTACCTTTGCTTCTATTGCTGGTCCTTGCGCTGCTTCTGGTTCGCCTACCCAAGTGTGTGCCCCAAGAAACGCTCTTCCTGAGACCACACTCTACATTCCTCTTCTCTTCTGGTTTTGCAGAAACCCAGGACTTGCTCTTCCTCTTATTGCCCTTCAATATCACGAAGTCAAGATTAACCTTGATATCCGCCCAATTGGCGAGTGTCTCTGGGCTGTCAACAACCTTACTGCCACCGCTGGTTCTATCCCAGTCACCACTGCTTACCAACAGTCTCTTGTTGCTGCTTCGCTTTATGTTGACTATATCTTCCTTGATACGGATGAGCGCAGAAAGATGGCACAGAACCCTCACGAGTATTTGATTGAGCAAGTTCAGTTCACTGGTGACGAATCTGTCGGTTCGTCCTCGAACAAGATCAAGCTCAACTTCAACCACCCTGTCAAGGAACTCATCTGGGTTGTCCAACCTGATGCCAACGTTGATTATTGCTCGTCTCTTGATGCTTCCCAACTCCTTTTCAAGGTCCTTGGTGCCCAGCCATTCAACTACACTGATTCCATTGATGCTCTTCCTAATGCTCTCCACGCCTTCGGTGGACCTGCAGAGACCTCTGGTTCCCAAGGATTTGTCACCTCGTCTGGTCTCTTCCAGATGCCTGGTGCCATTGATATTGCCACTCCTACATCCGCCCAGGAATGGCTCGGTCCTACCTCGCTTGAACAGCCATTCATCAACCAAGGTGGTGCCATCTCCGGCTCTGCTCTCTCTGATGCCGGAACATTCGTTCTTGCCGAGACTGCCCTCGACATGCACTGTTGGGGTGAGAACCCTGTCGTCACTGCTAAGCTCCAACTTAACGGCCAAGACAGATTCTCTGAACGTGAAGGTTCGTACTTTGACGTTGTTCAGCCATACCAACACCACACCCGTGCCCCTGACTCTGGTATCAACGTTTATTCGTTTGCCCTTCGCCCAGAAGAGCATCAGCCAAGCGGGAGTTGCAACTTTTCCAGAATTGATAACGCTGTTCTCCAACTCGTTCTCTCTTCCCCTACTGTTTCTGGAACTGCCACTGCTAAGGTTCGTGTCTACGCTGTTAACTATAATGTTCTCCGCGTGATGTCAGGCATGGCCGGCGTTAAAGTTCAATCGGTTATGGAATTTATATTATTTTATAATATATTCCTTACCTATTTGATAACCAGCGCCCAAAAACAACTCGCCACAAGCAAGCAGGCCCTGCTTGTGGATAACTTCGGTTGGACCCCTGCTTTAATGGTTAGTTGTTAGTGAGGTTTTATCCTCGCAAGACTACTTGTTGTTCGGGAAACCCCTTAGAGCCTCAACTACTAAGTTACTGTGAGAAATCCAGTAATGGCCGAGAATAGAACTCGGGTATAGTAATAATGTTGAGGATTGGGCAATCCGCATGGTAATAACCTAAAGACGCTTAGTAATTGCTAGTCTATGGTTAGCCGTCAGAGACTGAACGGTAGTCGCTCGATGATGAAGGTTTAAGCAACCAGAATCGGGTTAAGATACAGTCCATCCCCTAGGGAAACTTAGGGTATTAAGAGTGCTTATTCAAATTAAGACTTTACAATATATTTTCTTCGTGTATTACTATTCATTTGATCTATATATCCATATATATATCAAAAAAACTATCTTTTTGTTTCAAAAAGCAAAAGCAAAAGCAAAAGCAAAAGCAAAAGCAAAAGCAAAAGCAAAAGCAAAAGCAAAAGCAAAAGCAAAAGCAAAAGCAAAAGCAAAAATCAAATAAAGAATAAAATGTATAACCTATATAATGAGAACAAAATTAAGTGAAAAATATGTAAATGAGAGAGAAGACATATGTAAAAAAATTATTGAAATATTAGAATTAAATAACAATACCTTTTTATTGAATGAATTAGACCAAAATATTGAAAAACGAACCAAACTATTAGACTTAAAACCAGAGATTCAACGAGTGTTTGAATGTTCTACTATTTCAGCATTTAAACCGAATTTTCCATGCAAACGCCCATATTTGAATATAGTCCGCAGTATTCTCAGAAAACAATCCTATGAAATATCTGGCGACGACATTCTTATCAAACAAGAAAATGGGTCGTATTTAAAAACTATGAAATATAAGATCTTTAGGGATAATTAAATAAAATACATTCGTTCAAATTATTTAAAAACAAATGTTTATATATAGTATAGGAAAATGACTGAAATGATTCCACAGATTACTGAACGTATTTATAGTGATATAAATAGTATGATATTTGAAATGTACAATGTCGTTGGTTGTATTGATGGACATGTAAAAACCCAAGGCAAGGACGCTTATTATATGAAAAATCCCCTATGGGTTATTGAAGAAAACGGTGAAGAATTCATTTTGATGTATTGCGAACCAGAATCTTTGGTTAAATTATGTAAAAAATCGTTTTCTATTATAAAAGAATATGAAATGTTTTACGAAGATTATATAACCTGGTATGTTGGACAAAATGGATATGTTTCTACAAAATTACCGAAGACAACCCAAAATATTTATATACATCAATTGATTATGGAATGTTTTGGAAATGGTAGAGGAACCGCTACTGTAAGTGTAGACCATATTGATAGGGACCCCTTGAATAACACCCTATCTAATTTACGAATCGCTACAAGGGAAGAACAAAATAATAATCAAAAAGGAGTCATAGCAGGAACAAAACGTGAGAGACAACACCAAGCAAGAGAACTCCCAGAAGGGGTCACACAGGAAGATATGCCAAAATATATGAATTATAATGTCAATGTTTGGGATAAAGAAAAAAACAAATCAAGAGATTTTTTTAGGATAGAAAGACATCCATTGTTATTTCCAAAAGTATGGGAAGGAACAAAGTCCATGAAGGTTTCTATACAAGATAAACTTGAACAAGCCAAAAAGGTATTACAAGAACTGGATAATGGAGTTTTACCAACCCATTCAGAACGTGATTTACCAAAATATGTTTATTTCACGAGCATGTATGAGAATCCTTATTTAGTATATGACAATAGAAATACAAAACATACAAAACAAATGAGAATAAAAGATGAATTATTTGATATAAACAATCCTGAAAAAAGAGAGAAACAAGTATATATTTTCAATCATATAATTATGAAAACATACGGAGAAGATGCATCGGTTTTACCAGAAGAGTCTGAATATTGTGGAGAACCAATTGATGAAAAAGAATTACACGATGTATGTTTTCAATTGCCAAAATACGTATGTTTATTGAATGAAGCCGGTAATACAATATTGGCATTTCACCGAATTGTAGATAAAAAAACTCTCAATAAAAAGATGAAGCTGCCAAATAATTATAATCTAGAAGAATTATCAATACCATTATTGGAAGATATTGAAACTGTTATTCCATTATTAAATAAAGAAATCATAAAAAAATATGGAAGTGAATATGCAATAATAGAAGTCACAGAAGAATGTATTAAAAATATAATGAAAGAAAAGGAAGAAGACCACAAAAATGGGTTTCCTATGTATGTACGAATACAATCTTTTCAGAACGACGCATATCTCGTATTCAATAAAGTAGTAGAGAAAATTAGGTATAATACTACTATGAAATTACCTCATAATTATAATAAAAACAACGAATTACACAACTTCAATAAAAAAATAATAGAAGTTTACGGAGAAGCCCATAAATTAGACCTAACAAATTATCCTCATGAAGATACCGAAAAAATAATAATCCCCGAAAATATGTATGTCGTTCTCAACTCTAAATCACCATATATGTTTATTGTAAAAAACAATACATCCATTGTTCATACATTACCTGAACGTTATGATTTACAGAGTGAAATAAATACATTTTACGGAAATGAAAATCCTATTTATACAACACAATCAGAAGAATGGAAACCCAAGAATATTTCTATTATAACAAAGGATGGAAAACCAACATTACTATATCAAAAAAGATGCGATGGCCAGAAACATAGTATATCTATATCATTACCGTCTGCTCCATTTGACATATATTTGTATTTATTAAAAATGAATACTCGCATTACTAGTAAATATGGTAAGGAACATAGTATTTTTCACATTCCGGAATAAAAGCATAAGGTCTTATAGCCATATTCGCCAATCTACATTCCCTATAGAATGTTCGTCAGATAGTACCGTATATGAATGAACTGAACCCGATACGATTCATACAACTGACGAACCAGCTCTTTATTCGGGACCTCTGACTCTTTATTCATCCGTTCTCCATATGAACCACAACACCGAATGGCATATTCCGAATCCGATACGATGGCAACCAATACATCATCCTTTATGACATCGTACGCAGCAAGTATCGCCATGAGTTCGGCGACGTTATTGGTCTGTTTCCCCTGAACCCGCCGCGGGTCCCCTTCGCCAATCCTAGCACAAGCCCCCTCTTTCCCAATACCCCGTCGGTATATACATAATAATCTGGTGAAACCAATCCTTTATGACTATGTATAAATCCTTCGTATCAAATTTTTTGTAGATACAACCACTGAACCCTTTCACATTCCGTCCAAGTAGTAAAAATACCGGTAGTTCTCCCTTTTCCAACAGCATAAAATGGCATATATATTTATTATTAGAAGTTTTGTGAATACCATATACTACCGTTTGAGTTTGTTGTATCAGCACAAGCCAAAGCATATTGTCCTGAACTTGAGAGTGCTACTCCTCCCCAAGTTGAATTTGTTTGCGCCGATGTATTCTTTGTCCATGTCACACCATAATTAGAAGAATACCATATACTACCGTTGTTTGTTGGACCTGCAGAAGCCAAAGCATATTGTCCCGAACTTGAGAGTGCTACTGATAACCAATCTGAAAGTGTATTTGCCGATGTATTCTTTGTCCATGTTACACCATAATTTGATGAATACCATATACTACCACCGCTGTTTTGACTACTAGCACAAGCCAACGCATATTGTCCTGAACTTGAGAGTGCTACTGATTGCCAATTTGAACTTGTATTTGCCGATGTATTCTGTGCCCATGTTAGACCATAATCGGTGGAACGCCATATACGGCCACTATTAACTACACCAGCAGTAAAAGTATCTCTACCAGGACAAGCTAAAGCATATTGTCCTGAACTTGAGAGTGCTACTCCTTGCCAATCTAAATTTGTTTGTGCTGATGTATTCCTTGTCCATGTTACACCGTAGTTTATAGAACGCCATATACTGCCATTTCCTCCAGTTATAAGAGCACAACCCAATCCATATTGTCCAGAACTTGAGAGTGCTACTGCTTGCCAATCTGAAGTTGTATTTATACTATTTGCTGTATTTCTTGTCCATGTTACACCATAATTAGAAGAAGTCCATATACTACCATTTCCGTTTGGCAAATTGGCAAGAGAAGAACAAGCCAATCCATATTGTCCCGAACTAGATACTGCTATTCCAGTCCAATAATAAGTTACATTTGCGGCTATACTTCTTGTCCATGTTATACCATAATTTGTGGAAAGCCATATACTACCATTCGTATTTACTCCATAAGCACAAGCCAAAGCATATTGTCCCGAACTTGAGAGTGCTACTCCTGTCCAAGTTGAATTTGTTTGCGCCGTTAGATTCTTTGTAAAATTCGCCGGATTTAATGGATTCCACTTTGATAGATTGAATCTATTTTCTAATTGTGCTGTTTGTGTTATTGAAGAAGTTATAACAGAACGATATATACTACCATTTTGAGCACCAGCCAAAGCATATTGTCCTGAACTTGAGAGTGCTACTGATAGCCAATTTGAAAATGTAGATGCCGATGTATTCTTTGTCCATGTCACTCCATAATTGGAAGAATACCATATACTACCAGTAGCAGAAGCCAAAGCATATTGTCCCGAACTTGAGAGTGCTACTGATTTCCAAGATGTTGTATCTGCCGATGTATTTCTTGACCATGTTACACCGTAGTCAACAGAACGCCATATACTATTCGCACCACCACAAGCCAACACATATTGTCCTGAACTAGAGATTGCTACTGAAGTAAAATTACCACTAGTTGATGCCGATGTATTCTTTGTCCATGATACACCAAAATTGGAAGAACGCCATATACCTCTAGAAACAAAACAAGCGTATGCGTATTGTCCTGAACTTGAGATTTCTACTGTATTACCATCCACACCTGCTCCATCTGGAGTGGTTAGTACTGCTGTCCATGTTATACCGTAATCTGTAGAACGCCGTACAGAGGCTTGTCCGTTGTTGTAAAATTCATTAGACAATCCATATTGACCAGAGTAAGAGATTGCTACTGAACTTATTTTGCTACTGACGGACGAATTTACCCATGATGAGCCGTAGTTTGAAGAATAGTATAGTCTCCTATCTACATTGCTACACATTAAACCAAATTGTCCTTCACCTGAAATCGCAATTGCATAAGTTTTGTACGACACACCAGTCACTGACCATGACACACCGTAATTAGCAGAACGATATACAGGAGTTTCGGTTTTATCGAATTCCCCCCTGAACTCGCAAGCCAATGCATATTGTCCCGAACTAGAGAGTGCTACTGATTCCCAAATTCTATTAGTTGGCGCCGATAGATTCTGTACGAAGCTTGCAGTATCCAATACTGGTTCAATAAAATTATAACAATTCGGTATGGTTACATCGGACCATGTAGCTGGATTATATTGGTCAAGGACATCATAATTTATTAGGTCGTCTACAACATAATTTTTACCACTTGATAGAACACTGCTTGATATTTTTGCTGTATATATAGAACCACTAGTAAACCCAGCAGCTAAAACATATTGTCCTGAACTAGAGAGTGCTAATCCATCATAATTTCCAGTAGGGATAGATGTGTTAATACTCCATGTAGCCCCATAATTCATAGAGGTATGGAGTCG